GGATGCGGCAGATCTTCCAGTACCAGCCGGACATCCTGTCGGACGCGTCGGTCCTGTCGACGTTCGCCGGCGCGAACGTGGTCGACGCCGACCGGGTGTACAAGCTGGACATCGGGTCCTGACCTGTGGCCGCGCTGATCACCGTCGCCGACCTCACCGCACGGCCGGGGTTCGACGGCGTCGACACCGACCAGGCCGAGGCGGTCATCACCGACGCCTCGGCCCTGGTCATCCAGATCGCCGACCTCGCCACCGCGTGGACGTCCGCGACGGTCCCGGACGTCGTCGTCCCAGTGCTGGTCAACATGGTGCGGCGCGGCCTGTCCAACCCTCTCGGCCTGTCCGGCGAGCAGCTCGGCGACTACGGCTGGCAAGCACAAGGCGGCGGCGCCATGGGCATCTACGCCACCCGGCAGGAAAAGGCGATCATCCGCCGCGCGGCCGGGACGCTCGGCGCGAAGAACGCCACCCTCGACTCCGACCTGCCGCTGCCGCCGGGGCAGGCCGGCGGCGCGTTCGAGAACGAGTTCCTGAATTCTCTGTGAACGGAGGTGCGGCCATGCCGGTCGCCTACCGCAACACCCGGACCGGCCGGGTCGTGCATATGGCCGAGCATCTGGTCTCGATGGACCGCTCGAAGCGGTGGGAGCGAGTCGACCCGGAACCGATCGACGTGACCCCGCTCGATCGTGACCCGGACCGCGACCCCGAGCACGTCGAGGGGCTCCTGCCCACGGCCGGCGGCCCGTTCGACCCGTCCGAGCACACCGTGCAGCAGGTGAACGACTACCTCGCCGGCGCCGAGCAGGCCGAGCGTGAGAGGGTCCTGCAGGCCGAGGCCGCCGGCCGGGCCCGGCGCGGGATCACGTCGGGCCCGCATGCGGATCAGTCCGGGGCCTGACCATGGGCATCGGGCACCTGCTGAACCGGACGCTGGCGGTGTGGCGCCCGGACACGGCTGACGATGGGGCTGGCGGGCAGACCGTCACCCTCGTCGAGGTCGGTGACGTGCTGGCGAAGGTCGACCAGCCCACCGCCGCCGAGCGGCAGCAGTCCGACCAGTGGGGCGCCGAGCACTCCCACACCATCTATCTCCTGTTCGGCGCCGACGTGGAACGCGGCGACGAGCTCCGCGGCGGCGGGCAGACGTTCCGGGTGCTGGCCACGATGAAGCCATCGCGCAGCACCTACCTAAAGGCGCCCGCGCAGCTCGTCCAGTCCGAACCGGGTCTGGCCGAGTCGTGAGGGTGGTTCTGCTCGGTGCCCCGGTGCGGACCGAGCTGGACTCGTGGAAGAACGACATCGTTGACGGCGGGGAGGCGCTCGGCTGGGAGGTCACGCATCTGCCGGCGCGCGGGATCCACGTCGATGACGTGGTGCGGGCGTGCAAGGGCGTCGATCTGCTGATCTGGGCGCGTACCCATGGCCACGACCCGAGGGGCGACGCGGCCGCGATGCTCCGGCGGGTCGAGGACGCCGGGACGGTCACGGCCGGGATCCATCTGGACCTGTACTTCGGGATCCGGATCCGGACCGAGCGGGTCGGCGTTCAGCCGTGGTGGTCGAGCCAGTTCGTGTTCACCGCCGACGGCGGGCACGCCGAGGAGTACGCCGCGCGGGGCGTCAATCACTTCTGGTGCCCGCCGCCGATCGGGATCCGGTGGCTCGGCCGTGCCGAGCCGTCCTCGAGGTACGCGACACCGGTCGTCTTCGTCGGCGGGAACGTCTCCTCGATCCACGGACGGCACCGCAAGGAGCTGCTCGCGTGGGCGCGGCGCCGGTACGGGCTCCGGTTCCGGTGGTACGGCCGCGGCAGTGACCGCGTCGTCGGCACGGACCTGTCGGCGCTGTACGCCTCGGCGCGGGTGGCGCTCGGGGACTCCGCCCCGGGCGAACGCTATTGGTCGGACCGGGTTCCCCGGACGCTCGGCCGCGGCGGGCTGCTGGCCTACCCGAACACGCAGGGCCTCGACGAGCAGGGCCTCACCAGTGAGGTGATGCTCCGCTACGACCGGTTCGACTTCGCCGGCCTCGGTGCGCGGATCGACGCCCTTACCGACGTCGAGCGGCGGGAGATGACCGACGCCGCGCTGACCGTCATCACCGAACGCCACACCTGGCCGGTCCGGCTGCGGGAGATCGAGGGGACGGTGTTCGGGTGCGCGTGATCATCGCCTGCGCGGGTCCTCAGACGAAGTGGAACAACCATCTCGGCGTGCCGTCGCACCTGGTGCCGGTCCACGGCGTGCCGCTGCTACATCGCACCGTGCGGCAGGCGGTCACCTTGACCGACGACGTGATGGTGACGGCGCCGCCGGACCCGCGCTACGACGTGCCCGGCGCGGCCCGGCACTGGGGCGGCGCCCATCCGAACGAATACCTCGCCTCCCGGCGCTTGTGGAACCCCGACGGCCGTACGGTGCTGCTGCTCGGCGACTGCTACTTCACCGAGCAGGCGATCGCGACGATCCACGCGCACGCCGAGAACGCCTACCGGGTGTTCGGCCGGCGCGGCGCGTCCAAGGTCACCGGCACCCCGTACGGGGAGATCTTCGCCGCGTCGTGGTGGCCCGAGCAGCACGCCATGCTCGACGTCCACCTGTCCCGCATCGGCGACATGACCAAAGCGGGGTGGCGTCTGCTGAGGGCCGTGCAGGGCACGCCGGTCGACCGGCACGTGGTGCGGCGCCCGTGGTTCGTGACGATCGACGATGCCACCGACGACTTCGATTTCCCCGCCGACTACGACCGGCATCCCGCGATCCGGCAGGCCGTGCGTGGGTAACGTCTTCGCCGCCTTCCCCGCGCTGGTGGAGCGGCTCGGCCTACGCATCGAGCACCTGGTGCATGTCGGCGCTCACCTCGGCGAGGAAGTCCCGTACTACCGGGCGGCCGGGGTCAAGATCGTCACTCTCGTCGAGCCGAACCCGGATCTGGCCGAGCGACTTCGCGCCGAGCACCCGCCGGAGGCGGTGTACGGCATGGCGTGCGGGCGCGTCCCGGGGACGGCGACGCTGCACATCCCGCGCCGCACCAACATGGCCACGCTCGCGACCCCGCAACGCGCCGACGGCCGGACTCGCACCGTCGAGGTCGACGTGGTGCCGCTCGCGATGATCCAGGCCGCGCAGAAGGTGCCGCCGGACGCCGCCGTCATCGACGCGCAGGGCCGAGAGCTCGACGTGCTCGCCGGTGCCCGCCTCGCCGATCTGGCCCTCGTGGTCGTCGAGACGTGCACGGTGCCAGACCCGACTATGGCGGCCCCGTACGAGGCCGTCAGCGCGTTCATGGCCGCCGCCGGGTTCGCCGAGGCCGACCGGTGGACCCGAGACCAGGACTGGGTGGCCCGGTGGGCCCGCGGCCGGGCCTCGAGCACGGGCGGCGAGGTCCGCGACGTCGCGTACCTGAAGGAGGCGTGATGGCCGTGGATGCCCGTGAGTTGCCCACTGAGCCGCTGGAGTGCCGGCAGAACGCGGAGGCCGCACTACGTGACGAGGCGCCATCAACCGCGATGACGTGGGCGCTGTTGGCCATCGCCGGCGAGCTCGCTGACTTGCGCCGCGAGCAGGCCAAAGCGAACAGGAGAAAGTGATGGCCGGCAGCGTCACGATCGAGGGCCTCGACGACCTCCGCCGTCGCCTTGGTGAGCTGGGCGAGGAGATCCGCCGCGCCGCCGAAAAGGCGGTCAGCGACGCCGCGGACGCCGTGCGGGACGACACCCGCGAGCAGGTCCGCGTCGACACCGGGGCGCTCCGCAACGGGGTGAAGGTGTACCTCCGCAAAGCCGACCTGTCCGCCGAGGTCGGATGGCGCGATCCGGACCTGTACTACGCCACGTTCCAGGAGTTCGGGACGAGCCGCATCCCGGCGAACCCGGCGCTGACCGCCGCGGCGGAGGCCGAGCGGTCCCGGTTCCCGAAACGGGTCACTGCGGACGTGCGGAAGGCGATCGGCCGATGACAACGCCGGTCACCCCGCTCGCCCCCATCCAGCAGGCCGTCTACGACCTTTTGACCGGCGACACCACACTGACCGGCCTGGTCGTGGGCGTGTTCGACGAGGTCCCCGAAGGCACTGCCTACCCGTACGTGACGCTCGGCGAGGCCATCGAGCAACCCGACGGCGCCCACGACCGGTTCGGCCGGCAAACGGTCCTGACCCTGCACGTGTGGACCAACACCCGCGGGTTCACCGACGGCGAGGCGATCGCGTCCCGGCTGATCTCGCTGCTCGACCACCAGCCGCTCACCATCGACGGCCATCACCACGTGGTCACCCGCTACGAGTTCAGCCAGACGTTGCGTGACCCCGAGCCGCATGTGCGGCACATCCCGATCCGCTTCCGCGTGATCACCGAACAGGAACAGGAGTAGCCCCCATGGCCGGTATCGACGGTTTCGGGACCGCGCTGCAGCGTGGCAACGGCGCCACCCCGACCGAGACGTTCACCACCATCGCGAACGTCACCTCGATCAACCCGCCCGGCATGTCCCGGGAGACCATCGATGTCACCGCGCACGACAGCCCGGACGGGTGGATGGAGTTCCTCGGCGGCCTCAAAGACGGCGGTGAGGTCAGCACGGACGTCAACTACGACCCGTCCGAGCACGACTCCCTCGTCGCCGACTTCGAGGACGACGCCCCGCGGAACTACCAGATCGTGTTCCCCGACGCGGCGGCCACCACGTGGAGCTTCGCGGCGATCCTCACCGGGTTCGAGCCGGAAGCCCCCTACGACGACAAGCTGGCGGCGTCGCTGACGTGGAAGGTCACCGGCAAGCCGACCCTTTCGGATGAGAGCTGAGCGCGCGATGGCCAAGGCGCTGACCGAAGAACAGATCCTCGCGGCGCTCGACCACGCCGAGGTCGAGACCGAGCCGCTCAACGTCCCCGAGCTCGGCGGCATGGTGTGGGTGCGGGAAATGCCGGGCACCCTGCGCAATCAGCTCGAAGCCGCCTACGCCGCCATCCGCGCCGGTGGCTCGTCGAAGAACCTCGACAAGATCACCGCTCGGCTCATCGCCATGTGCACCGTCGATGAGACCGGGAAGCCGATCATGTCGATCGCGTCCGCCGCCGTGCTGGTCCAGAAGAGAGCCAAGGTCGCGTTCCGGATCCGCGACAAGGTGATCGAGATCTCCGGCACGGACGAGGACGACATCGAGGCGATGACCGAGGTTTTCGGCGGCGCCCAGAGCGAGCCTTCTACTTCCGACTAGCGGCGCATCTGGGCTACACCGTCGCCGAGCTACTCGAGCGGATCACCTCGTCCGAGCTGGCCGAATGGGTCGCCTACGAGAAGGTGTCCGGCCCGCTCGGCCCCGAACGCGCGGACATCCAGGCCGGGATCATCGCGGCCACCATCGCCAACGCCAACCGCGGCAAGAAGGGCCGCCGGTTCGTCCCCAAGGACTTCATCCCGAAGTGGGACCGGGGCGCCGTGCAGCCGTGGGAACAACAGCTCGCCATCGTCAAGGCCATGAACGCCGCGCTGAAGGGCGCCGACCACACCAGGGGGTGACGCGTGGCGCTGCTGGGCGATCTGCTGGTGAAAATCGGTGTCGACGCCGGCGGGGTTGATGAGTCTCTCGGCAAGATCGACGGGTTCTTCAAACGCCACGCAGGGAAGATCGCCGCCGCGGGCGCGGCGGTCGGCGGGATCGGCGCGGCCGCGCTCGGCAAGGGCCTCGAGCTGGGCTTGGAAAGGGAAGCCGTCGGCGACAAGCTGTCCGCCCAGCTCGGCGCGACCGGACCCGAAGCGGAACGGTTCGGGAAGATCGCCGGGAGCCTGTATTCCCAGGCGTTCGGTGAGGACATCGGCCAGGTCAGCGAAGCCGTGGACGCTGTCGTCTCCTCCATCGACGGCATGCGGACCGCCAGCAACGCCGCCGTGCAGGACATGACCGGCAAGGTGTTGAACCTGGCCCAGGCTTTCGAGATCGACGTGGGCCGCTCCGCGCAGGTCGTCGGGCAGATCGTCAAGTCCGGGCTGGTCAAGGACGCCAACCAGGGCATGGACCTGATCACCGCGTCGTTCCAGCGTGTTCCCGCCGCGGTGCGCGAGGACCTCCTCGACGCGCTCGATGAGTACTCCCCGTTCCTGTCCCAGATCGGCATCAAGGGGCAGAACGCGTTCAACCTGCTCGTGCAGGCCGCCGACAAGGGCGCGTTCGGGCTGGATAAGACCGGTGACGCGCTGAAGGAGTTCACGCTCCGCGCCACCGACATGTCGACCAGCTCGAAGGCCGCCTATAAGTCGATCGGCCTGTCTCAGAAGCAGATGACCGCCGACCTGCTGGCCGGGGGGGACCGCGGCGCGCAGGCGTTCCAGAAGATCATCACCGGTCTGCGGAACATCAAGGACCCGGTCAAGCAGTCTCAGGCGGCGCTCGCCCTGTTCGGCACGCCGCTAGAGGACCTGTCCACCAAGGACATCCCCAAGTTCCTGGCGACCCTGGACACCACCAAGAACACCCTTGGGAACACGGCCGGCGCCGCCGACAAGCTCGGCAAGACCCTCAGCGACAACGCCCAGACGGGCATCGAGTCGTGGAAACGCAAAACCGAGGGCGCCCTGACGTCCATGGCGAACGCCCCG